CAGCTATGTCAGCCTGTGTCTTGCCGGTAGCATAAGCAATCTTACCATCTACTGTAGCAGTGTCTGCTTGTGCAGCAGCGATTTGTCCAATAGTGGCTGAGATACCGTCGAGAATACCGAGGGCACCAATTGCTTGCTTATATCCTTCATTGCCGCCACTAGCCTGCGGGTTACGCACACCATATGTAGGTAGGGAACGATCCGCTCCCTTTGCATTAGGGTTAAAGGCTAGCGGGTCGCCTACTACTTCTCTAAGGCCATCAGCCATTATTAGCTCCTTGTTGCATATTTACCAGTACCGAACTTAGAACCGAGATACTCAGAAGTTACATCAGCTACGCTACCAAGCAACGAGGTTGCAATAGAGGGAGACGGTATAGACTTCTTATCTAGTTGTAGCTCTGTCTGAAAAGCACTCTGCTCTTGCTGATTACGAATACTCTCTACAGAGTAATTAAAATCAGTAGTCAATGCAGAGTGCGCTTTAGCAGCGTTACGCTGTATATCTTTCATAACTAGATTAACAGAATTACCTTCTGCGCCAATAGCACCACTAGCAACATCTGCGCTAGCTTCTGTCTTGTACTCAGATACGCGAATATTATAAGCCTCCCGAGAAGTACGCTCGATAAGCATATTTTCATTCTCTGTGAGGTTATTTTGGTTATTCGCATTCTGCAATCTAGTCATTTGATTATTGTATTTCTGCCAGGCCCTATCTGAGCTAGCTTGACGGCTAGCAGCTATGTAGCTACCAACCGTCTTAACAACACTCAGGGCGCCTTGGGTTTGCCAATTAGCCCACATTAAGTTGAACTCCCACCAGTGGAGATACGCTGACCACGTTTATTGACTGTACCTTCCCACTCAATATCAAGAATGGTTAGAGGCCAATGAGCATCAGACATAAGTTTAATCGTACCGTTCTCTACCTTCTCCTTAAATGGAAGATGGAATACAACGTCGCTAATACCGGGCTGTCCTACAATACTATCTGCATTGTTTACATTATACCCTTCATACACTACAGGATTTCCATTACCCCACTTAGTTAGCTTCTGGCCTATAATTCTGCCAGTGGCTTCACAGGAGATAATGAACTGATTAATAATCATCCTAGCTGTACTAATCACTACGTTATCTTTATCTTTAAGTCTTGGCATAGTTGGTTCATAATAGCTATCGTAGTTTACACCGCAAATAACATTACCACCATTCATGTTTTCTCTAAGATTAATAACCCACTGACCGCCAGTAAATACTCGGCCAGATATAGTAACTCGCATACCGGGATGAGGGCAACCCGTACCTTGTATAACAATAAGGCTCTGATCTGCTAACCAAGTATAGGGCACAGCAAAAGCTGAGTTAACTCCGCTCACATCGAACTTAGCATCTGAATACATAGGATAAGTAGTACCTATTTCATCCTGCACATCAAGTGCCATACGCAATAGAAACTGTTCACTACCAATACTAAGAATGAAATATATAAGTTCATCATCAAAGAAACTATAGATGATATCCTTACTGAATACCCACTTGTGCCAAGACGACTGTACCTTAGCACTATCGGACCAGATAAACTGGTACGGATAGATAATATTTCTATCAGTGTCTGTATGCACAATCAGATGATCGAAGTTAGAAGTACTACTCATATGTTTAGGCCCACCAACAATATAGTTTTTAATATGCTGTGTAATAGGCCGAGTGTCATTGATGTCAGTACCACCCTCAGTATAGAACTCGCGTATCCCTGTGTACCTACCAAACTTAGTAGCAAAGAATACGTTACGTCCTGAGGGCTGTGGTCGTGCTGTGAGGTCAGCTTCAAAGCTAGTTGTCAACACAATAGCTGCATTACTAGGCGTCAGGGCTGTCCTACCAAACACAACAAACTGACCACTGTCAGAGAACATAACCATGTCCTTATTGTGCGGAACACAGTATCGAAGCACTGTAGCATAAGCAGCTTGAGAAGTGATGTCGATAGGGTCTGCATCAGTAAGCGTACTAGCTGATCCAATCCAATAGTCGGTATATTTCTTACTCTTACTGCCAACCCATGAAGTACCTGACAGCATTACAAGACGAGACTGGAATACAGCCATATCCTGAATACCTTTACCTACAAAAGACGGTACAGGATTAGTTACTTCTGTGCCTACCTTCCGGTCCACCCATACATCTGTATTAACAGTAAAGGTATGTGTACCTACGTCATAAGTCATAGACCTCGGCATTGTAGTTGCGTCAAAGCTAGTCCTAATACCTGGCGCTGCACATTCATACCATGCACCAGTTTCACCAAAACCTCCACCCGGAGTACCAGTACTGTCAGATACAAAGTGTAGCCATAGGTCTTCATCTGGATCAGTCTCTTGGGCTACTCGTACAACATAGTCATGTGGAGCATACCTAGGAAGATCAGCAATGTCTGGTACTTGAGATACCATAGCCTTAGCATTAATGTTACCTGCATCATCCGTAATCGTAAGAGTGAATAGGTCTCCCGGATTATAGCGTACTGATATAATGTCATCTTTTCTAACCACAGCCCAGTTCGTGGCCATGTAACCAATACGATAAAAGGTTGCACCATTAACTGTTCTAAAGTTAGAAGGTAGAGCATCAATAGCCTGGTGAGTAAGACACCATGCGAGCACTTCTGCAATATATGCAGTACCTACATAGCCACCATCTGTACTATCAGTGCCGTCGCAAGTCTTCATAGAAGCAACGACAACCCCATTAACCGATATACTATATGTCTTACCATAGGCACCGCCTAAGATTTGAATAATAGCAGAAGTGCGTTGAGTGTTACCTATATTCCAATAAGACGCAGTAGAGTTCAGCATCTTAACTGTAACACCTGAGTTAGCTAGATATGTTTTATCCTTGACGGATACTACGGACCAACTACCTGGAGTGTTAAAGTATGCTGACTGATCACCCACCAAGTTTACTGTAAATGGTGTTGCATTATAGTCTGTAACTTTAAGTCCGGTATTAAGGATTTTAACAAGGCACTTCTGCCCATCAGGAGTAAGGAGTTCTCCCCATCCTCTAACGTTAGCTTCTGCATCTGCACCGAGCGAACCTACAAGATCAGTAGGCGGTCTACGGGTAAGGCCCTTAACAGGATCACTACTCATATTCACTTGCTCAGTACACTGACCGGGCAGCCTGTCTCTTGTAGGCTGTTGGCTCACACCCTGCAATAGCGTCTTTAAGCTGCCATCAGCTTTCATGTAAATGTGCCTCCAATAATTCTAGGATCACGACTAGACCCAATACGACTTGACTTAAGAGCGTAGGCCGTCTGAGTGTTCAATACGTTAGGCGTAGTAGCCTTCAATTGCTCTGCAAAGAGTAGAGCCCATTGCTTAGCAGTCTCCTGCTGAATAAGCCTATACACAGAAGCATCGCCGTCATCAGCGAGGAATGCCTGTTCTGCTGCATACCACTTTAGATATGTTGCAGCCTGAGCGGGAAGGTCAGAGTAATCCAACCTAATAACAATGTCAGCCCATACAGCTACATTCAATTGATTAGTATGCGAAATAGTGTCATAGATGTAGTTACCTCGTTTAACGAAGCGCGTACGATCTCTAGCAGGAAGTTGCATAAGTGAGCACTGCGTGACAACAAAGCTCAATGTCTCTGCCGGTACTTGCACCCTCCCCTCTGTGTCAGGAAGCAGCTTAATACTCTGCTCTTTATTAAACCACCAGCCTCTTGACTGAAAATCTTTATCAGCGTCTGCCAATCTGTTACGTGCATCCAATACGGACGGGTGCGAGGTCTCAAGCGTTGCGGTAGTACTTTCTCCACACTTCTGTAAAATAAAGTTTACCAATTCTTTTTCGTCATACATGCGTTATTCTCCAGACAAAAAAAAAAGCCAGCATCCGGTTAGGGACACTGGCTTGAGGGTATTACTGCTTGAACACTGCACCGCAGATATCAGGACGACGTACAGAGACGCCGAATGCCATCCAGCTATCAATAAACCAGACCTTTTCTTCCTTATTGAAGAAGACGTCTGACGTAAGCGGGATAGTCTCAGCACCCATGAGCGAACGCGGATGCAGGATAACTGCAACAGCCTTGGCATCCTTGGCAGCTACGTTATATGCATTACCATTGCTGGCGTTCGACAGGTAGTGGTCCGTGTTAACAGCGCGAGGAATACGGGCAGTCTTACGGATAGGCGTGTCATGCACAGTGGCAATAGTGCCTTTAGCATAATCGCCGTTGCCGGTCGAGTAGTCCTTATTCGTAAGCTTGTTATTCTTAGACAGCGTGTTGTACTCAGTTGGACGAACAAGTACTACCATTTCTTCGGTAGGAACTTCTTCTTCTTCCATCTGTACGAGTACGTCAGTGATAGCCTGTTCAAGGATATCAGGGTCGTTCTCATCACCAGCAGTCGTAAGAGTAATAGACTTACCAGCACCGATAGAGTTCTTCTCAACACCAGCACCGAAGTCCGGAGCAGCCTGCTGAGCGCCCTTGATAGCCATGATAATAAAGGCTTCATCAAAGAACTTACCCATCTGCTTACCATGGTCTTCACCAAGGCGCGAACGAGCATCGAAGTCGGTCTGGAAGTCCAGAAGCAGAGAGCGGGTATCACGGGCGATGATAACAGTATCAACCGTAACAGTAACCTTGCCGAAGGGAGTAGCATCAGCAGGCGGGCGTACACCTGGGGTCAGCTTCTTAAGGGTAGTCTTACCCATACGGCGTTCCATGGCAGTATCAGTACCTCGGACCATACGGATATCCGCATAGTCACGCATGATAGAGTCCTTGGCAAACTGAACTTCAACAGCACCGCCATAATCGTTGATTAGCTGGGCGCGGTCAATATCAGAGAGATTAGGACCTGGGATTTCATAGCTCATTTATAATTCCTTCTTACGTAAGTAGTTATTCCATATAGGACTTATATTGCCCTACTAGATACCTTGTTTCATACCAGCTTGACGACGCGACCACAGAGCATCAATAACAGCCTGTGGAGCGCGGGCTTTATGAGCCTGCTGTCGAGCTACATAATAATCTCGCTGAGACATGGGCTCACCAGCATCTGCATTAGAAGATGCAGGCAGGTTCCCTCTATTCTCGATTACCTTCTTAGTCCCAAGTCCAGTATTCTTAGGGTCTGCTTCATAAAGCGCCTTAAGATTAGCTACTGCAGACTTAGCAGCATCGCCGCCAATCTGAATAGCCTTACGTGCATTGTCTGCCTTAGCCTTGAATGCAGGATCAGACTTCTCCTTGGTATTAACCCAAGACCGAAGCTTCTCCCAATTCTCCTCACCACCTACAATCTCATGAGCAGCGTCACGAGTTTCTGTCTGTGCTTTGTACTCGCCATTGTAATAGCTTTCTACACCGGCCTTAACCAATGCAGCCTTAGCCTTACCAATACGGCTTTCGAGAATATCCCACTTGACCTTAGACAAGTCACTAGTGGCAATAGCATCCTTGAAGATATCGTTAGCTTCAACAGGCTTAACACCTGCTTCTTTCATAAGCTCGATAGCAGCATCTGCATGTTCATTACCCGTCTGGACATACTCGCCCTTCCAAGTACCGTCATCATTCTTCTCGGCAGCTTCGGCTGCTGCTTTATCTGCCGCAGCTTTGTCAGCAGCGGCCTTAGCTTCTACTTCCTTAGCCTTGTTCTCAGCATCAATAGCAAGCTGGTCTGCATCCTCAGGCTTAGCGCGTTCCTTGGCAAGCTTAGCGGCAGCAGCGTCTAGGTCGGCTTTACGACCATTGGCGAGGGTTTCCTCATTAGCAGCAATCTGCTCAGGGGTAAGTTCTACTTGGACATCATCTGCCACTTGTTAAGCTCCTTGTTGTACGGCACCTCTAGCGATTTCCTTCTGGACACCGCCTGCCTGTTTAGTCTGTTCTAGTTGCTGTTTCTGCTGTGCTTCACGCTCTGCATTAGCTTGCATCTCTGCCTCAGTCATGATCCAGCTTTCATAGTCTACCTGATGGAAGCTACCTACCTTCTTAACGAACTGTGGCTTCTTGATAGCAGCCAAGACTTCGGGAGGAACAGTATTAAGCAACTGCAAGTCAGCCATAAATAGACGCATGTTGTATGCTTCACCAGCACGCGACAAGCTATCCATACCAGTAATGACTTTAGGAATAATCCCGTCACCAATACCTTTAAAGTTAGTATCAGCTAGCGCAAGTACTGCAGTCCTAAACTGCCAAGTAGCAGCTAGACGACTGTAGATACCAGAGTTACTGGTTTCAAGTTCATCAACATTCTGCTGAATTTCTTGAGCAGTTACACGTTCCGCATCACGAGTAAGATCACTGGTAAGCATAAATGCAGCAGCAATCTGTTTCTCATATCGCTCAATCATAGCTTGCATGAACTGAGCTTCTTGGATCATGTTAACTTTCATGTTACCAATCTGCTCAGGCTTACCTGCATGGTATGTACCAGAAGCAGATTCTTCTAAGCGTGTAACATCAATCATACTCTGAGGGTCGACAAAGATTTTAATGTCGCCCATAACAGCAGCAATATTAAGTAGGGAATTACTTAGTACATTAACTGCGTGGAATGCACCAGCGTAGTCTGCCACCAGCCCTCTACCGTAGTTTTCTCCCTGCACCATATTCCATACCAGTGGTATCCATCGGCAGGTCGATTTTGTGTATACGGCACCTTCGGTATCAAGCTTAACATCGTCTGCATATTGGGTAACGTGGTACTTACCATCATTCTCCAATAGAATGCGAGTGTAAATAGTAACGGGAGTATCATGCTGGTAATCCTTATTAGCTTTCTGAGCATCGCCTTTATGCAAGGCTTTCCACTTAGCATTAGAGGTTAGCTGATCCTGTACTTCCTGTTTAAAGGTTTCAAAGTCTCGCATATCTCTAGTCATCATCTCTACTACTTCACCAGACACGTCTCTAACGACATGAAAGTTTCGTAGATTATAGACTTGCATAGGTGACTTATCTTCCGGGAAATAGACAAGGCTATTACCTGTAACAATAAGCTGCTTAGCTACGTTAATAGCTTCCGGCCTAAACTGTACCATATCGAGGTGATCCTCTACACGGTGTTCTGCTTTAGCTAGCTCAGCTTCTGCTGCAGTTACTTGTTCTTCAAGCTTCTGCTTAAGGGTATCAGCATCAATACCTTGATTATCGACAGCCATAGCTTTCTCAATAAGGTCTTTCATTTCCTGGTCAATAACTAGGCGAAAGAACAAACTCTTAGCTGGAAACAGCGTACTGATAATCTTATTGGCTAGATGGTTTGTACCTTTAGCACCAATACTATCTTGTGCTACAGGAAGTTCTTCATTCGCTACACTAGGGCTCTCACGAGGAAAAACATAAGGTAGCGTCCACTCTGCATATTTTTCACAGTACGTCAAGATCGACGTCTTCTTGCTATGTAACTGTGTCCATCTATGCGAGAGACTTTTCTCGATCTTAACGTTTACTTCCATTACAGACTAAGCCCCGCTACAGTTGCTTGACCTTTCTTAGCTCCATTGTTAAGCTTGATGCGACCACTAGGGTCTTGACCAGGATTAGCATTGAGAAGATCAGAGTTCTTAACTTGGGCATCAGGCTGTACAGTATCTACATTGCCTACTGGCTGTGCTACAGGGGCAGGAGTATTACCGCCACCGCCTAGAATAGATTTAATTATGTTCTTGCACATAGTACCTCACAAAACTAGATCAGCAGACTTGCCTAGTCCACCAATAGCTGTGCCGAAGGTTCTCTTCTCTACAGTAGGAGTTAGACTTACATTGCCTGTGTCTGTTGTATTATCAATTTGACCAGCACCAACTCTAACAGTAGCAGCAGGAGCCTTAGCGCCTTCTGGTGTAGAAGCTGGAGTGGGTGGTGGCTTACCGGGCTTAGGTGCAAGTGCGGAAGCACCTAGTGTAGCACCTGCTCCAATGAAAGCAGCGATAGTGACTGGATCACACATTATGGCCTCATAACTACGCCATGCTTGTCACGCTTAAATCCAGCAGCTTCATACAGGGAAAGTACCCTATCTGCATCTACTATATCTAGGGACACTCCGGCGTGAATAGAGTGGGGTTCATACGAACGAGCTAGTCGTACATACTCATGGATAAGTCTAATAGCAGTAGTACCGTGCCTGAACTGCTTGGGAACCCAAAGCATCATTTCATGCACTTCTACTCTGTTAGCATACCAAGGTTTGTTTACAGTAGCTAGTAAGAAAGACTGCTGTGCTGGATCGCATGAGCCGAAAAGAATACCTGCCAACATATAATTAGTTAGCTGCTCTTGAACATACTCTACATCATCTGGCACATCGGCAAAGTACTCACTCTGCTTAGGCAATTCTCTTAGTTCGTTTACAATCCACGGGACATCATTAAGGACGATAGGACGAGACTGAGGCATGATTTTTAATCCATTCTATAATATTCTGTTGTCCTGCTTTGTATGCAGCCTCTGCTACATCATCCCCGGACTTCCAAAAAGCTTGCTGCATAGGGAATGCACTAATAAGCTTAGCTAGAAATGCCTCAGATATATCAGCGTTAAGATACTTGACCGCTTCCATCATCTGTCTCCTGTGGGTTAACTATGAGTTCGTATAAGCCTTCCTCAATAAGAAAATCTTTTAATACTTGTGGAATTTCCATTCCTCTAGCTACGAACCCAATAGCATTCAATACCTTATCTTCTCCAGATAGGTCATCATACATTGGTGTTCTCCTGTTTAGTTATCCATATGGGACTTACTAAACAGGGTTACAGCTTTTAATACTTAGCCAAAGAAGAACTCACTCTCCATTACCTTAGTAAGATCAAGTGTACCTTTGATCGGCATAGGCGGCATCTCGGTCTTAGAGATAAGCTCTTGCCAGTTCTTAAAGTCTTCGAGTGGATCACGGTCTGAATACTCGTTAACAAAGCACTGTCTAATGATGCGATGGAGTTTGTCGGTGTCTGCTGCGTGGGTGCCGTAGTCATCGTGAATAGTTGCTAAGCTGGTAATACCGCATGTCTTCGCCATCCTTACTGCTGCACGCAAATGGGCTGCATCCTGAGAGTGGACGAAGTTCGGAGCTACCCCATTCCTTTGGGCGCTCTTGTTTAACTTCTCCGTATAGTTCCCTACTTTCACGTAGAAGGTCCCAGCCAGCTGGGTAATGATACGGCTTAGTTCTATCTCCCTCTCGAATAGATGAACGATGAAACCGTCCGAAGTCTTCCACGAGACACCTAAGCCTAACTTCGACATGGCTGTAGAGCATTTTTGCAGCCAGTCCATACCCTGCCTCGCTGCGATCACTACCTCTCCAATGGAAGACCACAGCAGGGGTGTCAAGGCAACTGACGCCGGGAAGGCACACAACTTCCCAAAGAAGTCCTTGTTCTCCGAAGTCACTGCATCGCATACGTATCCAGTACAGGACTGGCGGGTGGACCCATAAGGCATGGTCATAACAGGACGTTTTGCAACGCTTCTCGGCAACTTCCCTTGACCGTATGTATTCGCGAATTCTATCCATTGTCTAAATACCTCTGCCTCAGGCTCTAGCGCCTTGGCTTTAACTTTGGTGAAACAAACATCAGCTACTATACGGTAGATGTCAGAAGGGACAGGTCCAGGTAAAAGGTTGGTAGCTTTCCCACCTTTCTCATCCCGAAGCATTGCAGAAAAGTGTTGAAGTCCATTGCAGCTTCCATCGAGGCCGATCGGTAGATATGATACAAAGTCCTCAACTCTCTGTCCGACAAGTTTTCCGTCGTGCATTGCTTTGTATTCGAAAAGCCATGCAAGGAACTGGTACGGCTTATCCGCTCTGCCCCATACATCAGTATGATTAAGCGGGTCACTAGCGGCTCTAATGAAGTGTTCATGGTTATCATCTACCCACTTGATCCTATCATTATAATCTACCTTGTCGTAGCCAAACTTGTTCGCCCCATGGACCTTGTGCCAGAAAAGGCCCCTCACGCCGACAGGCTTGCCCTCAGAGAAGCGAAGCATTCCCTTGGCTACGTCAGGGCCTTGCGGAGAGAAACCGCTTGTGGCGGCGTACATGCGGCCACGGAAATCCAACGTCCATACGTACCAGAACTTATCATACTTAACATAGTCACTAGCTACCCGCATAATGCGAGCTACCTGTAGACACTTGCTCTGACGTTCGCGCTCTGCTGTGTATATCTCAGAAGTCTCACGCTTCCACTGTACGAACTTAGATAGTTGCTCCTTCGTCATATCCTCTTTCTTAAGATCAGGATACGGTGAAGGATTAGCTTCCAACGGCTTAGAACCTGGCATACCTACTTGAAGATTGGATGCCCATACAATACGAATAACCTCTAGCACCTTGCTGTTGACAGACCACTCTGTCTCCTGCACAATATTGACAGCTTCCATAACCTTAGACAAGTCTGCCTTCTGCAATATCTTCTTATGCTTAGGATGCTTGGTAAGGATCATCTTAGTAGAGTTGCGCAAAGCTGGTGAGAAGTATCCGCCTTGATCTATAGCTGTCCAAGGATCAGGAGGAATAACGCATGGCGCTTTATCAGGATACATCATAGACGCAGCGTCATCGTACTGATTGATCCAGTCCATAGCCTGCTGTGTCGGCTGTAGCTTAACTACAGTCTTACCCTTGACATAATGCGTTGTCTTTTCTACAAGATCAGAACAACGTAGAATAATATCAAGAAGGCGCATACCAACATTAACTCGCTCAGTCGTCGCCCAACTAACCCAATTATCTTCGTTCGTATTAGCGGAGTGCGTAAGCACACGGTGCATGTATCGATAATCTTTAGTACCCTTACGCTTAAAGTCTTGAATGATCTTATCATAGTAACCTGCAAACTTATCTTGAAAGCGAGTGAACCTAATCTCATCCTCAACCATCCTACCAATGCTAGATGCAATAGTAGTAGGCGACGCATGTAGCGTGAAGTGATTGAACAACTGCTGCATGGCAATGAATATAGCGTTCTCAGGGTTGATAGACTTAAGATGGAAGTGTGCTGTACCAAACTGGCCGGGACCCTTACGGTTGTTAAGCCGCTTGAGTTCCTCGACCATAGGTTCAATGTACTGTGCCATCAATCGTCTGGCATATCCAGTCTCGGCACCGCGATGCTTTTCCTCAGCAGCTTCCTTGCTCTTCTTGTATGCTTCCGCGCCTCTATTTACCATAAGACGCTCAAGTTCCAACTGCAATTCAATAGACATGCTAACCCTTCTTCAATTTCGCTCTTGCCTTACGTGCCCTTGTATTCTTAAGGATACGCTTCTCGTCCTCATCCCTATGAGTAGGGTATAGGAATTGGTTAGGGTTGTTCTTATACTTGAGCCAATACAGTATCAATCGGCCTAGCCATTCGACACCAGCACCTCGACCCCAACGTACAAGTATGTTCTTAATCTTGCCTTCCATACCATTACAAGCTCTACAGAGAATACCTCTGCATTGCCCTGTAACGTGGTCATGATCTAGCACACCAGTAGACATCGATATACCTCTCTGGCATAAAGGGCATTTGAACTCTTGCCTAGTTAGGAGCGCCTGCTTTACAACAGGTACTTCTCTAAGCGTAAGGCGTCTCATACCTTATCACTAACTCGCTGGTATGTAGGGTCACGATCGAATAAATCTTTCGTAGCACCTTTAACTTCATGCATCGTCGATATAATATCTGTTTCCAATGGCGATGAAGTCTTACGGAAGAAATACTGCATAGGTTCTTTATGAACCTTAACGATAGTCATTAGTGCAAGCTTCTCTCTAGTACGGAGTGTCCGATGCAAATAGGCTTTAGCCCACTGAGAGAGTATACGCTTGACACGGCGGCGATCCAAATCATCATTAGAACTAACCAAAGCATAGTTCTTAGTGACTGTACCATCACTCTCTGTGTCCAAGAATGGTACTTGTACTGCGAAGCCATATGGATATCTCACAGTCGTTCACCATATTCTTCAATAAGACCCTCTGCTGCATCTAGCATAGTACAGTACCAGACCTGTTCTCCATCCTTATCTACAATGAAGAATGGAAAGTTATCCCCTGTGTCTTCAAAGAACACAGTTACATCATGACCAGAATCATCATACTCAGAACTAAATTGAACTTTCATTGATTAATCTCCTTAAACCACTGCAGGACGCAATTAGGGTTATGCTTATCTCGGCGCATCCATAGAAGCTTAGCCTCACTTATGAAAACTTGCTGCCAGGACATGATATCTCCGGATTGCCAATGTCTAAAGCCTAGAACAGCACCTGTTCTCTCATAGAGGGACTTAACGTATCCAAAAGCTTCCTTGTTGCTATTGCATCCAGTGAGTAGACTAAAGGCAAGAACGGGGCCGACTTTCTTTCCCTTGATAAGGTTTGGCGGGTAGACCATGGGAAGCCCTTGGATATTGTCAGCGGTATCTCCGATAAGCATCTGTGCCCAAAAGAACTTGTGACCATAACCTTTTACCTTCTTAGTGCTGGTAGACTCATCGAGATATATCTGACCAAAGTCTGTATCAGTATCGATGAAGTCATGGCTATCCCAATCGAGGTGAAGACCTGGGACCATGTTAAGGTCCTTGTCCTTACTAATGATAATGCTTAGCTCACGCTCGCCTTTAGCAATAGCCTCATACTGAGAGCTAGACATGCCATCATCAGCTTCACATTTCTGGTGCATAGTAGCAGCATAGTGATTGTTCATCCACTCGCGCATCAGATGTAGATATCTAGGCTTCTCTTTACCATCACGGTTTGCCTGATATTCCTTCTGGATAGCGATGTTATATCTGTCACCCTTATCTGATGTACCGGGAGTAAGATGCAGGTGGACTGAGGATGCTCCGGCCTTACGTCGGAAGTTCTCAACCATGTTCTGGCATTTGCCTTGCATGTCCTTAAAGTCAACTTGCTCATCCTTACGTTCATAGCTTGTCATATAAGCTAGGAAGTCAGCGTCAATGTGCGCTACTCTACCTGGGACTTCCTCAGGCCAGAGTTCCGGCGGAGCCATAGGCCCCAACCGGCTGGTGTCAATACCGTTGATAACTGGCAATACTAGCTCCTATGAAGTTCGTAGATAATTGCATCATTAATGGTGCGTTCGCCACGACGACAAGAGCCAGCGTGAATAAGCTTAATAACTCCGCCACTTTGTGGGCAACTGAGTGTGCCATGGGCTGGACTATGAATAAATTGCATACCTAGAAAGTTAGCAGTCTCACGTACTTTATTCATAACTTCCTGACAATGCCACCTATTTTGTCCGGGCGCATTAACAGTATGCAACTCTACATACTCACCTGCACTAAGGTATTTAACAAGTGTAAGTACATCACGGACTGTACGGCCAGTACCTCGGAAGCGCATCTTGTGCGCCTCTTCAATACCATATACGCGGACCAGTTCAATGTATCGTTCGGTATCTACTGTTTGCATTAGTTAAGCCCCAACGCTGTGAGTGCATCCTGCGCACTATCTGGTGTTTCAGAAGTTACTGCCTTAGTCTCAGCCGGAAGGACTGCAGATGTCTGTACAGCAGCTACACTCTCTACAGACGTAGCTTCCTCAGTCGGCAAGTTGTCCATACCATTGAGCATTAGATCAAGCCCACTGCCCTTATAGTTACTAGCCGAAAGGATAAGTTCCTGTAGCTTGTTCTTGCTTTCCTTGCCAGTGATAACACCCTTCTCATCCTTGACATCACGTTCGCCATCAATGAACAAGCTATCCCAAGTATCCTTAGTAGGATTATCCCATAGGAAAATCTTCATTGGGCTAATAGGCTCAGGTACTGGAATAGGAGTACTCGTACCAGCCAACACATCTACACTTACTGGCTGCTTGATATCCCAAGATGTACCATCCCAAATATTGGCATATACAATCTTAGGGTTCTTAGCATCAGGATTATGCTTGACTGTAACGATAAAGCCTTCACCTAGCATTTCTGCCATATGAGTAATGTCTGTCCGGCCTGCCTGCATTACCTTAAAGAGCTTATAGAACTTAGCTTTGTCAGACATGCTAAGAGGCATATCAATCTTAATACGATCGGCATACTGCTTCTTTCCGCCACCCTCTACTTCTACTTCCTTAATATTCTTAGGATGTACAAGTTCAAATACTACACGTACCTGTGGTGCTGATGGCTTAGGCTTACCTTGATAGTCCTTTACATGACTACCTAGCTCAATATATTCAATGAAGCGTCCGAAGGTAGGGCCAGCTACTGGTGGTACATACTCGAAGTCTCCACCCGTCTTTACTACTGACTGGTCTTGATTGGCCTTGGCTACTTGGATAAGATCTTTAATACTCATGTTTATTTCCTTGTGTTAGGTATCTAATTACATTAGTGGTACTGATACCGGTTGTAGGAGTAATCCATATAGGGCATACTAAGCTGCTAGTCTAGCTTCATGCCAATGGCTAAGTTCTTGCATATTAAGTCCAACCTCACCCTCAACAGGGAAAGGTACTGTGATATTCATACCGTATCTAGTATTGTAATACTCAGGAATACTCTGCATGATACGGATCATATCAGACATAACCTGATCGACAACACTCTCGTGCATATCTACCCACACACAGTCATGCACTGTGTTAACTAGGAAAGCCATGCCACCATAGTTATCATTAGATGCAAAGTGCCGGAATAGAAGTCCTAAGACTGCTTGTACAAATTCACCACCTGTGCCTTGAACTGGATAGTTCTTGAGCTGCGTAGGAGAAAAGGTTTGAGTGACACCACGTTTCTGTAAATAGTCTGGTGCTCGGAATGTACGAAAGGCGTAACGTGTGCCGGTAGGAGCAGTATAATAGCCCTTCCTGAACTGTGTCCATTGTCCGGTGACTTCACACATAGCTCCAAACGGTTCTGCAGTAGAGTTAACTTCTTGCTTAACCATCTCGTTGAACTTAACAATGCCAGGATAAAGGTTGTCTTCATTCTCGATGAGTTCCTCTACTTCGAGTTTAGCCATGCCAGTAGTGATGGCAATCTTAGATGCACCAGCACCATAGGCTCTCTGGAACGAGAAGATTTTACACTTAGTACGTTCCTTCTTACCGGCTGCTCTATCCGGGTGCTTACCCTTGACATCATCGTACTTGTCAGTACACCAGTATACAGCTTCTTCATAAGTCATGCCAAACTTAATCGACACACGCTTACAATGGAAGTCGATCTTATCGATCAAGTCTTGAATAAGCTGTACGTCACCAGTCAGCATACCTTGAACAACAATCTCTAGCTGGCTATAGTCTATCTCGCCCATACGCCCATTAGCACCGAAGCGACTAATAAACATCTTCTTAACTTCAGATTTAGCAGCACCTAGCTCAGCATCCATATCGTTACGAGGAATGTTCTGCATGTTAGGATCGTTAGCACTAAGGCGAGTTGTAACAGTAGATGTATGATTAAGCTTATGGTGGATCATATGATCCTCTGGCATAATACAAGTCATCATGCCTTTCCAATTGCCCTTGTCATCACATACTGCATAGTACGTGCCTATCTCTTTGTCCAGAGTGTTCTTACGATTAAGCGCCCAAAGGAACGGAAGGTTAGTTTCCGCAAGGACTTCATCGAGCGTATCTCCGGCGGTAGAGTAAATCTTAATACCGGCTGCATCTGTTTCTTCTTTGCTTTCCCACTCAGGCTTACCTGTAGTATATCCTGGCAGTTTGAATAGTCTGTCCTGCCACTTAACTTTCAGTTCACCTTTAACAGTTACTGACTTGAACTTACCTTGACCTTTGTTCTTTCCAGAGAGAAAGCGATCTTGCACTTCCTTGCCGAGTAGCCCTTCTTTATAATACATGGTTCCGAAGGTAGGACTTTCCACCCGCCCAAGTGTTGACGGATCAACGACCTCTCCTTTAAACTTAGGCCACCGTTCTTCTGCATTATACCTCGCTAGCTCCCCGGTTGCCTCGTCTAAGTAGGTGTCCCTCACCTTGTACTTGACCGTCCCACCGAAGATCAGACTGCTCACTTGGATGCGACTGTTCCAGTTGAACTTCCATGGTATCTCCGGTATGTACTGGTTCAGGAGTTCTGTCTGTTTGCGCAAATCTTCCGTTAAGACCTTTAGGCGCCGACCGGCCTCTGCTACGTCGACTTTCAGTCCATTGAACTCCATTTCCGTCGTACACAGCAACCCGTCCATTCGGTCCTGTACCATTTTCAACTGGCCTTGCTGTAGAACCTTCTTGATCTGGCCCAGGAATATCTTCTCGGTATTCCCGATGTCTCCTGAGTTCCGCATTTCTGCGTGGGTTCCCAACAGGTAGTCGGCTAGTAGGCTCTCCGGTATCTCCGAAGTTTTGATCCCTTGTTCCCATAGTAGCTTAACCTCATCTAGTTTAACTCGACCGCCATAGCTCTCTGCGATCTGGTCCATTGATACCATATGCACAGACTGCTCAGCACCATAGATTAGATACTCAGCGTACTGGCAGCACCATATCTTACCGCCCCTCTTAAAGAACCTGCGAAGGTCTTTGTTACCTTGTGCTAGTTCATAGAGGAGGTCGAACTTAATGTTGAGACCAACCAGCATATCAACATCGTCAGGAATATGCAGGTAACTAGAACGATCATGGGATGGATGATAGCTAGCGTATCCACACGGCTCGCCTTGTACCTTCCATCCTCGCATGACAACCCAGTTTCTTTTATCAAAGGGATTTGCCTTTCGTTTGAAAGAGGTATGCGTCTCAGTCTCCAAGTCGAAGACCATGTATTTACCCATGTTTAACTCCTAAAAAGAAAGTTCAGTTAGCTCAGTCTGTTTAGGTGGAGCATTATACCAAATAGGATTAGGCCCTCTGGTCACACCCTCTGTAATAAACTGAAACAGCAGCATACGCTGGTTCTTTTCTTTAAGGTTCATCATAGCTGCAAGTTGAGTTGCTTTAACCCATTTGTTAAAGGAGTCTTCATCTCGAACAGCTATAACATTAACCCTACCTTTTCGATAGCAGGCATTAATCTCTTGATTGGGGTACTCCCCATGAGGAGATACTTCATAGTTAGCAGCTTGTAGTGCAGCAGAGAGCATACCACAATATATAACTACAATATCTACATCGGTATCTTCTACAGGAGGAGTACAAATAACAGCACTGCCTGTGTGTATATGCCTTTTGATATCAGCATACTCGTACACTAGACTAATAACTTCAGTAGTCATAAGTAGAACGTTAATTGACATCTGCTTTACCTTTCTCCGGTCTAAACCTAACGAATGTAGGCTGGCGTAACGCATCATAAGTTTCGTCACGCATATACTTGATTTCAGCTACAGTAGGCTTATACTTATTAGCTACTGCTGCATTCCACAATGCTCTGCGCTGAGGGTGTGTCAATGCTCCCGGACCAACGCCGATGATAGTAGTGACCAGCTTACCCTTCTTCATATAGGAATACTCAGCATTTAGCCTACCTACCATGCCAAGACCGGCACCAGTCTTAAGGCTCATAGCTTCTTCAAAGCCAATGATCTTTAGATCGATAGTAGGTACTGGTTTAATACGCTGTGTACCCCAGCAGCGTTTACCGGGCTGGAATGCTTTTTCAAGGCTATGTACAACTACACCTTCGGCAGCTGGCTTAGCTTGCATAATCATATCATAGGCGGCCAATGCAGACTTCTCATCGTACACAATGACGCCGGAGATGGCTCGAATAGGAAGGTCGCTGAGAGCTTTTCCTAGCCGGGATGATAGATTATCAAGGGATTGCACGAAAGTCGCTCGACGGGCTTCGTAGGCCAGCGCAGGGGCATTCCGCTGATCAAAGTCGAACACGTTTAGCACCAGCTTCGCAGAGTTCGCGTCATACTTCTTCTGTCGAACATAACCACCAATAGTCTTGAATGGTAGACCCTGGATGTATAGTTCACCTACAATGCTGCCGCCATCCTGTAGCATAACACCAGCGTACTGTAGAATATGTGGAATTGATACAATAGGCTCGTTTTGCCTACTCCAAGCCAAGACATGTGAACCGATACGCCTAATGCGCACCGGAACACCGTCGAGTTTCTCTTGCACCATAGCAGGCCATTGCATCTGCTTAGGTTCCCAATTCTTTAGTAGTTCAATTGACTCGTCCGTCATTAATAGCCTCCACTACATCTATAAATTCTTCTTTTAGATAGACGTCTCCGTGTGCAAGACAGACTTTAATTTGCTGAGATTTAGCAATATGAACAGACAGCACATGATCAGGATCGATAGCCATAGGTTCATCATAGCTGTTATTAAATACTATAAGTTTAGCCATTGTCAGTCCTTGTCGTACTCGCTATTATCTAGCGGTGTATTAATAGGCACTACTGCTGCAGGATACTCAAAGACTTTCTTGTTCTTGATTTCCTCGCGGAGAACGTGCATCTCCTTAAGCTTAGACACCATCTTCTCGGCTTCATGCAGCATGTCACAAGCTTCCGGCGATATCTCACGGTTATCAATCAGCATGTTATGCGCTTCGGCATCAATGATAATAGCACAGCAGGCCATAACAGCACCAAGGTTCTGGACACCAGTATCCCTAGCATGTTTCTCGCCGTTGGCATACAACTGTAGGTGCCGCATAGCAGCATCTACATATGTCATAGCTTCTACGCCAGTCTTGCGCCAGTTAACCTCACCATACTTAAGCTTACCGTCAAATTGAGCCTCAAACTGAGCCAACTGTCCAGACAGCGGTATAAGCGAAAGTCTAGGCTTACGATCGCCGAAAATTTCTTTTGGGTTTGGAGGATTTTGCTTTTTAACAGCTTCATTCTGCATACGCTTATTATTCTCCACTAACTTAGCGATTTCTCTAGTAACGTTACGCAAGGTACTTCTCCAATGTCTTTAGCATTGTGTCAGGGTACATAACAGCATCAGCAAAGCGATACATCACGTCCCAGCGATCTACCTCAGCATCTAGCAGAATAAAGGTCTTCTTACCCTTACCTGCCATATACCCTAGCTCAAGATGTCCCGACTTGCCTGCTGGTAGCACGAGAATAGCAGCTTCCGCTCCATCCAAGTGAGTCTGGTCAAATCTATGGACGTTCTTTGCAGCTTCGCCCTGTAGAGCTTCAATGTATCTTCGACCACGGTCTTGCTCATAAGCCTTCCAGTAATCGTCTGCTTCTGGTCCGGCGGCATACCAGTCGTCAAATACGTTGTAACCCGACTGCCGAAGTACAGATGCTGTCTTAGGGATAGCGTCATTTCGCAAACTCCCAATTAGGTAGATGTAACTCAATCGAACTCTCCTTTGTATTCTTCCCAATCTTTAAGATAATAATCATAAGATACGCCTGTATACACAGACCGGCCGATAGGGCCTTGTACATGTATAACAGTCATACGTACCTCATGGCCCATCTTACATAGATTATCTCTAAGTACAGCATATGGTTTAATACGGTCCAACGTATGGAATACATTAGATACGACTACTTTCTGACAGCCACGAGCTAAAGCATCTGCTGTCATACCCAAACACCACGCATGAGCTATCTCGTTAAATTCACCCGAATACACTCTAGTGCCGGAAATTTCTCTCCACATGTCACTCTCGAAATGCTTGTATCCTACAAGACTTTCAGCAAAGGTAGACTTACCAGCGCCCGGTAGACCTCTAACGATTAATAGC